GTAAATTGTTTTGATGTGACTGATTTTCCACCAGTCATACCACCAATAGCACTTAATAATGGAGTATCTGTTGGGGAAACATTGAATAGTTCTCCAACATAATTAGGTAAGTCATAGGAATCTCCTTGACCTGTTATTGCACCCATTAATTCTCCTTTTTATTGTTTATTAATAGAAAGTAATTTTTATAATTTTCTTTCCATTAGGGTTTTTAATTTTTCTGCTTTGAGAGCCGAACTTGTTTGCCAATCACCATCAGACTGTGCCTGATTTATTTGGTCATCTATGCCTACAGGTTCAACTGGTACTGATGCTTCAATTACAGTATCTAAACTATTTTGGCTTGTTATTACTCTGGATCTTTGAGCCTCTTGTTCTGTCACTTGATCAGGACTTGCACCCCATCCATAGTTTTCAGAAGCAAATTGCTTAATCGCATCTGGTTTTAACTCACCATCATATAAACTCTTAAGGGCTTTACCTTCACCAGCGGAAGTGTCAAATCCTGCTTCTTTAAAAACAGAGTCTGCCATAACCGACTTAAGCTCTTTGTTTTCTGCTTCAGTCTTTTTAAGCTGTTCCCTCAACTGTTTCAAAGGATTACTTTCCTCTTGAGTTTCATCTACTGTATTTTCTACATTATCCATTTTTTCTCCTCTCCCAGATTTTCTACTAACTACATTATCCTGGGG